ATCGACAGACCACTGACCAGGCCCTCGGCCACCTTGCCGCGCGCCGTCTGAGCGCCCGCCGACGCACTGAACTCCGCATGTATCCAGAGCCCATACTCGTCTTCGCGCGCTTCGGTTACCACACCGGCGACTTCCAGGACGTCGCCGCCGTGCGTGTAGTGCCGCAACATCAGCTTGACCTTGCCAGCGGGGACGCGCTCCGCAATCGTTTTTGCGAACGCGCCCGGCATGACGACGTCACCCTGCTTGTCGACCACTCCGAATACGCTGGCGTAGCCTTCAAGCCAACCACTATCGTCCGGGCCGAGCTTGCCGCCGAGTTCGATATGCGTGCCCTTACACCGTTTCTCCAGACGCACGCTGGCGTCCGGTTTGTCCGGCACGACGTCCGTCAGGGACTTGCCCTTGACCCCGCGCCACTGGCGATAGCAGACCGCCGCGCGCTGGTCCCGGTCACCGAACTCCGAGTCAAGGTCGGACATACAGCGCACGATGAACGCGCCTTGCGCTTCGTTCTCTTGCGGTTCGGGAATCATGTTATTCTCCGGCGAATACGGGTAGGATTGCGCACCGGCAGTTCGGGTGTATCGGCGGGTGTTCCGTATCAAACCCGACCGCATATACGCCGCCCTCGGTGCCTTCAACCGTCGACCCGGCAGCGGCATACGCCCCGTCGAGCGGGGCGCGGTTGCCGTCCAGGGCCATGCAGAACTCGCACGTTACGTCGTCTTGCGTCGTGAACCATTCAGTCGACGTCGCGCCGGCGTCGCCATACTGCGCCTTCGCGCCTTCGTTGTAGCTCCATATCGTTGCCGACCGCGCTACAGTATTCGCGTGTATCGCCGTCTCGCCGACGACCTTCGTGGTCAGGTTCCGCCTCAGTTCGTCGACCGTCCAGTTCTCACGCCGCCCCTGTTCGACGACCTCGATAGCCTTGACCCGCTGCGTATCACTCATCGCGCGCGAGGTTTCCGTCATCCATTCGTCGACTTTCGGCATCATCCGCGCGTCGAGTAGCGCCGGATCGACGTCGTCACCGAACGCCTTCGCACGCGACGCACCTCGCATCTCTTGCTGCGAGAGTTCGTAGCCGGCCACCGACATTGCCAGCGTCATCGGAAACAGCGCATCGTAGAGATCGTCGGCCCAGCGGATCACGGCGACCTCCATATCATCACCGGCCGCCGCGAGATTCACCGCGTCCTCCGCCACGGCGCGCACCGCCTTCGTCGCCGCGCGCGTATATCGCGGCAGCCATACGTCGCTGATCGCCGCGCGCTGCGCCGGGATTCCTGACGGGCTACGATGCGTCATCGTTTGCCTCCGTCCCCGTCGGGATCCGAACCGTAGCCATGCCCTGGACGTAGAACTCGCCCGCCGGGTCAACCTCGACACCGGCCATCGCCTGCGCCTGAGCCAGCGTGATAACACCGGCCTGATACAACGAACCCGCGCGGGTCGCGCGCGTATCGGCGTCCTCTTGCAGTGCCGGCAGAGAAGCCGTCTTGAACCGTATCCGCGTGTCGCCCTCACCCTCGGCACGCAAGAGCCCGCGCGTCAGGGCGCCGGCAAGCGCCCCCCAGAGCGGCATCATCGTTTCCTGGTAGAACGAACGGCGCGCCTCTTCGTAGTTCGAGTAGGTCGACCGTTCAAGCCCGATCCGCGCACCGATCAGAATCGGCGGGACACCGAAGCACATACAGATACGCGATTCATTCATCGCGTTCAGACCAGGCCAGTCGAGGTCTTTGAGCGGTTCGAGCATCTCAACGCCCGCACCTTCACCCTCAACGGTCAGCGGGTCGCCGCGCCCCTTGCCGCCGTAGGTATCCTTGAACCACGAACGGAGGTCCGTTTTCTGCTCCGTATTCATGAACGTCGGCGACTTGAATACGAGCCCGGCAACGGTCAGGTTCGCCAGCATATCGCGCATGTAATCCTGGCGCTCTTCGTCCAGCTTCACCGCACGCGACGCTACCTGCAACGGACCAAGTCCGTCGTATAGGCTGCCCGGTTTCGGGAATCGGACATACACCATATCGGCGGGGTCGACCGCGTTGACGTTGCCCTGGATTTTGTATCCCGAAATCAGCCGGGACGATTCGCTCTGCCCGAGCTGAATATCAACCTGTGACGGCGGCATCGGCCAGAGTTCGGCGGGCTTCCCGGCGTTCGAGCGCCACTTCCAGAGGAACGCCTGACCCCGCCCCATCAGGTGCGCGACCGCCTGCTGAATGAACATCGCCCAATCGTAGTCCGGATTCGGGTCGGCCAGGAGGGCGGTCAGCCAGTGGTTCTCGATCGGTTCCCATTCCTCGTCCGTCCCGCGACCGACTTCGATCTCCGGTTCCGACGCCGTCGTCGATATCTCGCGCACGCACCCATAGACAATGTCCATGACGGCGATCAGGTCTTCGAGTGCCTTGTCGCTCAGACTCGGCCATTCGCCTGCCGAGTTCGTGTGCCATAGCCCCGCCCGTTGGAGTGTCTTCGTGAGCCCGTCCCAGCCGGCCGATTTCCCGCGTAGCCATCCGAACATCTATAGACCTCCGAAGCGCACGCTGCCGCCTACTTGCGTCAGTTCCGATACAGCCCAGACGGCGGCGTCGACCCGGTTCGGTGAATCCTTCGTCGAGCCCGGAACCCAGACGCACATTTCATCCTCAAGGCGTTGTAGCGACCCGACGATATGAACCGACCCGCGCTCGAACCCCGCCACGACGGGCTCGGCACGGACGGCTTTACCTCGCGTCGCTGTTACCATCTTGAACCTCACGTTCAACTTAGCCTCCGCCAGTAGCGGGGCGATGACGTGCTCTACCATGTCGCCGCCGTAGTTCTTCTCACCTACGATTATATCCGCTTTCACGTCCTGCGCTAACGAAATCACAGTCCGCCCCCAGGTCTGCGGGGACGCCTTCACGCTACGGTCGGCGAATATGTAGACGTGCGCACCGACGACGGCAGCAGCAACGATACCGCATTCCGTCTCGCCGCCCGGCGGGTCAACGCCGACTACGATCCGAGTCGGCGACGGCGGCAGCACGTCAACTCGGCTGGCGTCGATCATCGCGCGAGTCCACAACGCAGAGGGGTCTTCGGTGCTATCCTCTGCCATAATCTCACGCTGGTAGGCGTCGGCGGTCATGTCGCTCGCCATACGCTTGAGCGCCGTGCGGCTCAGGTGCGGGTTGTCGTGCGATGTGAAATGGAACGCTTCCCATTCACCGGTCTCGTCCGCTGCCCCGCGCGCGAACAGTGCGGCGGCGAACTTGTAGCCGTGCGCGTTCTGATACGGTCGTGGCGGTGTGTAGATGAATACCGCCGTGCCGTCGTTGTCCAGTAGCATCGGGGCGCCGACTTCATTCCACGCGCTGGGCTCCATCATCTGAAGTTCGTCGAGAATCAGTTCGTCGGCGTAATCACCGCGCAACGTGTCGGCGTTCCAGGCGGTCTTGCCGCGTATCCGCTGTTTCGTCTGCGGCATCGTGATGCTATGTTCGGTCTGATTGCACACGTAGAGCCCGGCGTCGATCGGTTCCCGGAGCGCCCGTTGAACCTCGAACCAGAACGCCTGTAGCTGATCGGCGGTCGGCGCGGCGTATAGGACACGGGCGCCATCCAGAAACCGCTTGACGGCGTAGAGGCAGGCGACGGTCGTCTTGCCCCCGCGTCGGCCGGCGCGTAGAATCTTGCGCTTGGCGGGGGAGTCGAGGAACCGCCGCTGCTCAGGGTGTGGCTTCCGGAGTCGTACCGTCATCGTCGTAGACAACTCGGATCGTAACCTCGCCAGAGATAGAGCCTGAATGCTCGACGGATTTCAGGACGGCGCCGTCGGTTCGGTCGAGGAATTCACGCAGCGCACGCGGGTCGCCCTTGAGCGCGCCGGCCAGCAGTGCCTCAGCTACGGCGCGCCGGACGGCCAGCCATCGGTTAGATCCGACCTCGACTTCCTCGCCGAGCATCTTGCGTAGTTCGGCGGTGACAGACGGGATGCGGGGTCGGCCCTTCGGGTTCCCGGACTTGCCTTTCCGGAACCTGGGGCCGATCTTATTGCCCTTCTGGAACTGCGTCTTGTTTGCCGCTTGTTTACCCACGCCGTTGATTATACCGCGTGTCGGCGCGTGTGCGCTACCGAGAAAAAGAGTAGGGCGGCGCGCCAGCAGGGATCCAGCGCGCCGCCCCTGGGCCGCCGGGGAGGCGGCCGGTAGACAGGAGACAGGAAGTAACCTGTATTCTACGGCACCGGGGTCGGGCTGTCCAGTAATATCCGTAGTTACGGCGCACGATCCGCCAGCGTAAATCCCGGGCGCCCGCCATGGAGTTACGGCGGCGCGTTCGACGGCGTAAAACGTGCCCGGCGCTATGGGAATTACGACGCCGGGATCCGCACCGTAACTCCCGCCGGCAGTCCTGAGTTCTACGCCGTCGAACGCCGCGCCATAAAACGTGCCTGGTCGGTTGGGATTTGCGCCGTGAGATGTCCCGCCGTAAAACCGCCGCCGGCCCCTGCGTTTTACGGCGTCACAATCCGTGGCATAAAACGCGGCGGCGGCCGTAGGTTTTACCGCACGAGATTCCGCGAGGTAAAACGCAGCGGCAGCCCCGAGATTTACCGCGCCAGCGGCGGCGTCGTAAATCCTACGTACGCGCCCAGGAATTACGGCGTTGGATTCCGCACCGTAAAACGCGGTCGGCCGGTCAAGATTTACACCGTTGGATTCTCCGTCGTAAAAGCGATCCGACCGGCTGAGAGTTACGGCGCGAGATTCGGTGCCACAAAACGCGGCCGGCTAGTTGACGGTTACGATGTGATCGGGCGCGCTGTAAACCGTGGTCGTCGCCCTGGGAGTTACGGTGCCGGGCGGGCCGCCGTAATGCCCGTGCCGCCGATTGGGAGTTACGGTGACAAATTGGCGGCGTAAGCGCGGGCTGACCACGCTGCCCACGTTCTACCACCGTCTCTTTGCGTTCGTCTGCCATTCGTCAGTCTCCTATGGGTAAGTGTTCCACGTGGAACGTCCAGAGCGTCGGATTCGGCGGCGTGATAGTAGACGATACCGTTTGGAAGTAAACCGGCGGAACCTCGGAACCTCTGCGGAACCTTTTTCGGGGTAGGTTCCGGGGGTTAAGTCTGGTGTCTGTAGGGGTTTATGTAAACC